CCCTGCAAACTGGTTAAGGTTATCATCAGCACAGGAGAAAAAAAATCTCGGTATCACAGAAGTTGCCGATGCAGCAGTTTTTGATCCACGTTTCTATAAGGATGATGGAACAGCAAAAACACTTGATGATGTAAATGCAACAGATGAAAATGGTGATTTAGTAAAAGATGCTAATGGTAATCAGGTTGTTATTTTTGGTGTTAAATCTATATTAAAAGCAAAGGAAAAAGATACTGCTAGTTCATTGTTAGCTAAATATGATTGGTATGTAGTAAGGAAAGCAGAAACATCTAAAGATATACCTTCTGCAATTCAAACTTATCGACAAAACGTTAGGACAGCTTGTGACACTAGAGAAAAAGAAATTGATGCGTGTGCAGATACAGCAGCATTAGTTACTTTATTTGGTGCAACTTATGATACGGATGGAAAGTTAGAAAAATACAACATGACTCAATACCCAATAGATCCTAATTCTTAATAGTCATTTGCCTACTCATATAGCTTGAGATTAAATATAAAGGTGCAATAGTGGGTAAAATTAAAAGCATTGATATAATTAAGGTATGGCTTATTGCCTTAATAATTGCATCTTTTACCATGTTTCAGAAAATAGCTAACATTTTAAGTATAGCTTCATTTGTACTTATAACTAGCACTTTAGGGGCATCATATTTTGGCTACAAATACCTTATATCACCACAATTTCAGAACAAAATGATGAATAAAGTCCTAAAAAATGTGCAGGGGCTTATGCCATCTATATTAGATAACAATATACCTGATACAACTGGTAAATCTATACCAATACCATTTAATTAATTGGAAATACGAGAAATAGTAATACCAGAAATAAAAGTATTTACATATATACCTGCAACAAATGAAAGCCTAAACATACCTTTACCTAATGTTGGTATGCCTGGTTGTGTAAAAACACATAAAGATATATCTGTTAAAAATACACAAATAGTAAATGATGATCCTAATGGTGCATATTATACGTGTCCTGATGGTAGTTCTATACCTTCTTATATACCAATAGACTACAACCCTAGAAAACTGGAAATAGTAGAGGAATCTAAACCATCTGCAATAGATACACCTGATCCACCTAAAACAGATACACCAGAAATACCAAAGAATGAAACAAAAGAAGAAATAGTTATACCACCTTGTCCAGATCCTAAATCTGCATTAAGGGTAGGTTCGTATGCCAATTCTGAAAAATTAGAGAAAGTAAAAGCCTTTGAACTTGTAAACAATGAATGTAATATCATATGGGAACCTGTGCCTTTTAGTGAAAGTTACATACCATCTATACCTACTATTATTTCAACAAGTGCGATAGCATTGGTAGCGGCCACCTCGCCTCTTATACTCAATATAATAAAACCCCTAATTAAAAATTTAATAAAGAAAGTAACAATTAGAAAAAAAAGCTAGTATTAATATATAGCTTGCATAATGTAGGGGTATACCCCATACTATAGAAAAGCTGTTATTGTTTACTATCTAAGGCTATGAGTTTTGAAGAAGAACTAGAAGCAATAGAAAGGGAAGAATGGCTGGCTAAGTTTGATGATCGTCAAGTAATGAACGCTGCAAGAATGTTTCTTGAATGGCTCTATCATTTACCTGATGATTATGAACCAAACACTTATTCAGAATTTACTTTTTAACCTATGAAGCCACAACCTGAACAACTATTAAAGCAGCTAAAAGATTGGCAAAATAAAAAGAAAGTATGTCAGGAGCAGATAGAAGCTAGAAAAACAATATTAGAAGGTTATTACGAAGAAGGTCTAATTATGTCAACATTTTCTATAGAAGGTGTTAAGGCAGAAAGAAGGCGTAAACCTGAGAAATGGCAATATAGTGATGAATTAGAACAGTTTAAGAAAGAAATGACAGATGCTATAGAATCAAAAGAGCAATATGAAAGAGAAGAAGGCATTGCAAAGAAAAAAGAAACACAATATACATGGGCTATAAGATGAAAACATCAGAACGTGTAGAACAGGCCTTTAAACGCATAAAAGAGTTGCTAACCTTAGTAACTGATTGGACTAAACAGCCAAAAGAACAAGATGCACTATCTGTAGAATTTAATAAAAAAAAGCAAGAAATGATTGATGATTTATATGTACAGTTAGGTGCATTAAGTGACAGGTATCATTTTAGTAATAAAAAAGAATTTAGTACAAAAGAATATATAGTGCAGTATGACCAGTTAAAGAAAAAGATAACAGATTTAGAAAAATGAACGCACAAAAAAATAAGGGCGATAGAGCAGAAAGAGAAGCGTGTATTTATTTAACAGCAGCTACAGGACATATAGTAGAAAGACGTTTTGGTGCTGGTCAGGATAAAGATAAAGGCGATTTAACAGGTATACCTAATACTGTTGTACAAGTCACAGATATGCGTGACAAATCTGAAGCGGTACTAAGAAAGCCTAGAGAAGCAGAACAGCAAAGACTAAACGCAAAAGTAGACCATGCTATTACTATGGTTAGATTTAACAAAAGACCAGGATGCAAAGAAGGTGATAACTGGCGTGTTGTTATGACTATTGAACAGTATGCAAGATTAATAAAATAAATTACTTGACAGGGGTATACCCTTGTGGTACATTTAATATTGTAAACACAACCGAGAGGTTTTCCAAATGATTACTAATTCTTTCAAACACGTAAACAAGTACATTATAGAAGCTGTTATTGAACAGGTATATGATGATCTTACTTTTGGTGATGAAGATAAAAGATGGAAAGTTAGTGAAGTAGCTGTAGCTGCAGAAGCATTAAAAAGATGTAATGCTATAGAAGCAAAAATGGCTGCACAGAAACAGGAGGTAGCATAATGCAAAACTTTCTAATGATGTTAGCAGCGTCAGGGTTGTTTTATACAGCCCTTAATTCCACCCTACATGACATGACAGTTACAGCGTGTGAGAGTCAGGTAGGTAACTATGAATTAGCTTGTAAGGAGGTAAACAAATGACTATTAAATTTCCAAGAACATATAAAGATTTACAAAATGCAGATTATGTTTGGGATATTGAAAAAGGCGGTTCTGATGGTGTATTTATATACCTTAAGGAAAGCTACCTACAAGATGCAAATGGAGTAGTATCAACTTGTGAAACTATTGCTTGGGGTAAAAACTTACAAGAAGCATTAGATAATTTGAGATATGATTATTGGAAATATATTGACCCTACATATAAAGAAAAAAAATATAAGCCAAGAAAAACAAAAGCAAAAAAACAAACAGAATATAAGGGTAGTTTTACTAAACTGCAAAAATTACTATCAAAAATATTGTAAGGAGGTAAACAATAGAATAATTATTTAGTCGGGAAGCCTGATAGTTAGGTTTGTGAGATACTCTAACTTGAAAGTTATAAAACACCTATTGCAATTCATAGGAAAGACAGGGCAAGTGTTGGACTTGATCTATCTCCTGACTAATTATTACAAGTTTGTAACATATTCTTTATAGGGGTATACCCTGTATGTATACTAGATTTATAAACAACACCGAGAGGTTTCCAATTATGAAAAAAAACATCGCTTTTACTTCTGAACAAAGAGAAGAAATTATTGATATGGTTCTTGGTTGGTATGCAGATTGGCAACATGATGAACCTACTGTTTATACAGAAACAATAGAAGAAAGAAAGAATAAAATGATACCTTTGAACAACAGCCAATTAATAAAACATTTACAAAAATGGTATGCACCAGATATATGGGATTTTATTAATTAATTAATCTTGACCCTTAACAGGGTCTTTTTTTTTCGTCTAATTTAATTTAGGAAATAACTGCTGTTCTAACATATCTACTGCCTTATCATCTAAGGTATTTGTTGTTTGCTTACAAATAGACCTTAGTAAATCTACAATTAACCTTTTACAACCTGTAGAAGTAAGAAAGCGTAGCAGTATTGGTTTTAAAATTTTGTACATAACTTTGTTTTGCTTTACAAACATATTCTAAGCGTTAAATTTAATATGGTCATCTATAAGGCTGTCTAATCCCCATTGCAAAGCTAGATAGCCTTTTATTACCTTCTAGGTTTTATTTCTGCTACAGCTACAGATACGAAACAAGCTGTCATCATTGCACCCCCTACTGCTGCTATAACTTCTACCATTCTTAACTATCTATGTATATGCTTATAGTATAAACCATTTTTAAATATGGAAGAAAAAGAAGAAAAAGATGGTATCGAATGGGGTGATATTTTTGGTCACGCTATTAGATTTTTAATACTTACCTGGTCTTTATCAATGATGACATTAGGGTACATGGGTAAGGTAAGAATAGATGGTGCATTTACAGCAGGTTTAGTAAGTGGTGTTTTAGGTAGTTATGGTATATCTGTGGGAAACAAGAAAAGTGGCAATGCTGCTAAGATGATGGATAATAAAAGTAATAAAACTGTAACAAAATGAAAAAAAGTTTTTTATTATTATTGTCTTTATTAGTAACACCTGCTTGTTATGCTGACCTATCACATAGTATTACCAGTTCTGTAAAACTAACAGTAGGTGGTGCTACAACATCTGCAGATCGCATAGGTAGCAGTTATAGCGTTAGTGGTACTGGTGTAGATACAACCTATACATCAGGTGGTAATGCTGTTGCAAATGGTGTTGGCTCACTTGTTATTAGTAGTGGTATTGGTACACCCCCTGATTTGACAGTAACCCAAGACGTACCCGCTAATAGCTTTTCTTTTAGTCAGTCATTTTTGCAAGCAGATGCAGTACCAGGTAGTGCTGTTACAACTGGTGCTAGTCCTAATTTTTCAGATGTTACAAGTATTGCAGGTGGTACACCATCAAACTTAGCAGGTACTATTTCTACCGCAGGTTCTATTGCACTAACTGCAGGTGGGGAAAATACAGAAGCAGTAGGACAGGTAATAACAACACTAATAGTAGATTAATAAAACTATGTATAGGCTATTTTGGCTATATGTATTTTTTGGTGTACCTGTTTATGCAGCACCAGTTATTCCAAATTTCCAACAAGGGGTTCTACAGCAGCACGTGGAAACAAAACAAACAATAGTAGAGGATATAAAAAGTTTTGACATACGTAATGGGTATCAACTAACAGTAGGTGGGGAAAATGTAGAGAGTTCTACAGGTAATGTTGCACCTGCAGGGTGGACTAAGGTAAATACAACAATACAGGGTGTAGGCACTACTTTTGTATCACCTAATTTAGATAACAAACCTATATTCAGCATTACTAATGCAGGTGAAAGTTTTATGTATTACGAGACACTAGAAACACCTGGTATAACTAATTACACGCACGTTACACGCACTACAACAATAGAAAGTATCAGCGATAGTACAAGTACATTTAGCCAATGAAAAAATATTTATGTTTACTACTAATACTTAATAACCCTGTTTTAGCTAATTCTGTAAATACAACAAGCAATTCGTCT